GTGACCAATCAGAATTAATTTGATATAAAGAACCGTCTCTATTTCGTCTTACTTTATCAGCACTTACATATTCAGCTTTTCTAAAATCTCCACTACTATCGAAGTGAATCATAAAATAGCAACGATTATGTAATATAATATCTAGTAAAGATTTATCGTCGTTATCAGCTATACGCATTGTAATATTTGAAGCGCGCAAAAAAACATCTTCTTCCATTGAAGATCCTTGGTTTTTCACTAACTCATAACCACCACCCAAAACAGCATTAACTTTGAAGTTTACTATACTTGAATGAATAGGAGAGGTGTAATACATTTGATTGATTAGCGCAGGATAAAGATTATCATTACCAAACCACACGTAATCATTTGAACTTTGAGCGATGTCAACTCTAGGTAGAGATAAATTACCCTCTCCAACACTTCCGAATGGTGTGCTAAATGTTTGATAACTATCTTTACTTTCTTGTTTTGGTTGCGCCCCAAATTGTATACCCAGTATTTTCATAAATAAATATCGTTTGTTTCAGTCTCACGAATTATTAACGTGCCTATAATATTTCTAGTTAAACCTGTTTCATTAGTTGGTTCTACTCCTTCTAAATCAAAATTGAAGACCTCAAATTTATATTGATTAGCGGGTAAATCGAAGTTAAACTCAAAATTTGTGTAACGTTCGTTTTCACTTGTAACTGTTGGAATGAAATACGAAACGCTTTCGTTGTTATAATCGTTCGTTAATTTGAATAAATAACCATTATACAGAAACGTTTTAAAACTGTATAACGATAATGAAAACTCACTCAATGTATTTTTATCCATGTATAACATAACTTATAATGTCATACAATAAAAAAAAGGGGCTTATTACTAAACCCCTCTTCTAATTAAAAAAAACAAAATTAAGCAGTAAGCAATCCAGCAATAATTGTTGGGTCTACTTCATACGCTTTGTGCATCGATTCCGCCGTGAAAGTGATTTCATAGTTTGAACCGTCCGCTTTCGCTGTTCCTGAGCCTCCTGTATCTGTTGCCATTTGACAAAGTTCGAAGTTCCAAAACTTACCATTTGCATCTTCAACAATGATGTCTAAATCACGTTGTCCTTCTCCAGCAATATTAATTGCTTTCGATTTTGATGCTTCACGCTTCATTAATTTAAGCATGATTGTTCCTAAATAGAAGTAAGAACCATTTAATAAATCGTTCTGTCTTTCTTCTGTGTAGTTCCCTACGTTTCTACGGAAATTAAACTCAACATAAGGTGAAGATTTTGTAATCGCTTCCACCTCCCATGTTGTAGCATTTTCCGTTTTTGCTGTGATGTTGTCCGAGTCATTAATTAAAACACGTACAATTCCACCGATGTTATTATCACATCCTTTTGCAATTCCTGTTAATATTGTACAAGACATATTTTTTAGTATTAAAAAAGGGCGGTGTTTATTGCACCACCCTTCAAGTTTGAAAATTTATTAATTAAGGAGCGTTCCAGTAGAAAACAATCTCTGCACCATTCGTATGGAAGTAACCTTCTTTTTGGTTAGCACGTGTACGGATATACGGTTCTGCAACTGAATCAGCTAAGTTAACTGCTTTCAATTGTTCCCCATCTTTATCACCATCAAAGACGTAAATTAAATTATCTTTCAATGTCAATACTTGTGTTCCTGTTGGAAGTCCAGGTTCTTCGATTAATTTAATTCCTAAGAATGTTAAACCCAACGCTGTTGTAATATTGTTTACCGTGTTTTGTGTAGCTGTTGCTAAACGGTAAGCGCCTGAAATTTCAGGAGAAACAAACCAACGTAATTGGTCAATTTTTACACGAACTTGTGCAGGCAACGCTTGATAAACCTTAGTCATCTCTGCAATTACGTTTGCAGTTGTGATTGCAACCCCAGCAGAATCCACATCGATAACAGTAGCATCAGCTTTCAATTTTTTCAAGTGACCATCAATTAACAATAGATTTGTATCTACAGAAGCTGTATCTCCCTGCCAACGTCTTAACGCTCTTTCTTCACGTGCTTTGTTTGCTAATTCCATCCAGTAGTACTGCATAAATGAAGCAACAGTAAAGTCACCATTTGAACCTTTAGCCATTTGTAAAGCTAAGAAAGACTGCTCAACGTCAAACTGACAGATTTGCGCCATGATTGAAGTCGGAGTAACATCGATGTCGATAGCGTCCAATTCTTCCGTTGGCGCTGTAAAGTTACACGTTGATGCTTTAGTTACTTGACCGAAAGTTACGTTCGCTAATTTAGTCGCCGCTTTAATTCCTGGCAATGTACGGAAGTTGTCTACAATTTGCTCGTCGATATAAGAACGAGAGTAGAACTCCTGAGGATTAGGACAAAGTAATGCGTTTGTCTCAATCGTTAATGAGAATTTTAAATCTCTTTGCATAATTGTTATTTTTTATTTGATTTTGAAAATTGTGCAAGTTTTTCGTATGCTGACAATTGTACAGGCGCTTGCTCATCCTCTTCAATTGTTTCTGCTTGTTTAGCCTCTTCGATACCTGCTTTAATTTCTGCAAGCATATTTAAAACCTCACTCACTTTTGCATCAATCATTTGCGCAACTTTTTCTTCTGTTAACGCTTCTGATGTTGTTGGCTCTTCTGCCATTTCTTGCGGTGCTTCTTCCGTAGTCTCTTCTTCGGTTGTAGTCTCTTCTGTTGTTTCTTCGGTTGTAGCTTCTGCCATTTCCGTAGTTGTTTCCTCAGTAGTTTCCTCCTCCGTTGTCGTTTCCTCCGATAGTTGCACCTCAATTTCAATCAGTTTGCCATCTTTAAACTGATAGCTTTTACCTTCTGAAAGTGTTGATACATCCATTATATTTGTATTTAATTGTTTGCTTAATTTAAGACCAAAAGAACCGCCTATTGAATAACCTAATTGGTCATTTTCAACCAATTTATTATAGTAGTCTTTATCAGTTATTTGAGTAGTTAGCATTAACGTGCCTTTTGGAACTTCAATTCCATAAGTAGTGTATGCTTTGTCTTCTTTCGGATTATCTACTATCCATGCTTCAAGAACATAAGCAGGAACTTTCTTTTCTTTGTCATGTTCAAAATTGAATAAACTTTCACCCTTTGAAATCTTTAACATCAATTCAGCGTGAATCAAATCAATCTGTTCTTCTGAAAATGAAACATTAAATTCTTCGCCATCTTGGTTGCGATAAATCTCCATTGGAATCATAGCAGGCGCAACGATTCTCATTTTAGGTTCATCTTTGAATGAAAGTTTTTTAGCACCTTTAAAAGCGAATCCCTTTGTAATAATAGCAGGGTCGGAAGTAAATGCCACCTCGTCAAGTCCTGTGAACTCTTCACCCGTTTCTGTATCCTTTTTTAAAATTCGGTATGTCACCAATTCTTCCATACATTATAATGAACCTATAAAAAAAAGAGGATATTTTTTGTATATTTGACAAAAACAAAATTGACATGATTAAAATTAAAGACAAAGATTACCCCACAAAGGTTGGTGAAATGACTTTAGAACAATGGGTAAATGTATCAGATGCCGTGAGACAATTTGAGAAAGAACCTATCCTACAAATGGAAGCTGTTTTAATGGCAATCGGAGTGCCACAAAAAGACATTGAAGAAATTGAAATTTCATTTGGCAAAGAATTGTATAAGGAACTCGAAGACGATGCAAACGGATTAGAACTTAACGAAGAAATTGAAGGGTATAAATTGGATTTATCAACGCCTTTGAATATCAAAACTTCAAAAATGATTGACCGACTGCATGAATGTGGGAATACTACACTTGCGTTGATTGCTTTCTTTTATCGTGATGAAAATTTAACTAATAATGAACACTTCGACAAAGCACACATCAAACACAAGATTAGTAAATTGAAGAAGTTAAACGCTGGTTTATTTGTTGTGGCGGTTGGTGAAATAATGGCATACTTAACAGGAGAAGCAAGTAAATTGACAGATGAAAGTAAGTGATTACATACAAATACTAAGAATTAAAAACGAGCGGTTCGACCTAGAGTTAGACCGCTCTTTATCTATGCTTTCAATTTATTTAGATAAAGACGTTGAAGAAATAGAAGAACTTCCGATTAATGAAGCAAATGTTTTAATACATGAAATGCAATCGTTCTTAAGTCAGGAATTCAAACAAGGTAATTCGATACCGCATGAAAAATTAACGCTAGGTAATTTCATAGACTTAGAAACGTATCTACAAAAACCCGAAGACCTTACAAAATGTATCGCTATTCTATTTCGTAAACAAAAACAGAATGAATGGGGTCACACTATATTTGAG